GCGGTGTACGACTGGTTGAACGTCAGCGAGAACGACGCCGACTTGATTCCTGCGATTTCGGCGTGGTAGCCGCCGCTGGCAAAGTTCGTTGTCTCGATCGGCGCAGCCTTGAGGTCGACCGTGACAGCCGTTGTGTAGCTGCTGAGGTCGGTAGGGCTTGTGATCGTGAAGCCGTTCGCCGGAACTGTGCCGGTGCCGGGAGAGGTGCCGCCCGAACCGGCTGAGCCGATCAGTGGCATTGCGTTTGTGAGTACTAATGCGGCCACTTTCGGCCTCCTTTATAGCTGGGGGTTTGAGGACTAGCTGTTGTTATCAAGGACGCCGATGTGGGCGGCCCATGTGAACGTCGAGGTGGTGACGGTGGCGACTGCACGCCAGAACCCGTCGGTGATTGCACCCAAGACAGGTGCAGCCCACTGGAAGCCGGTGGCTGATGTGAGCGCGAACGTGAAGCGTGTTGTTGGTGACACGAAACCTGATGTTGGTGCTGACTGAATTGTGACCGTGAGCCCGGTGCCGACAGCGCCGGTCACGTACAGCGCCGCGTAAACCTTTTGTGTGGCGGTGGGGCCGGTCATTGTCACCGAGGTGCCGGTGAGCGCTCCACGACTTACCAGAGGGGCGAGGACGTAGCCGTCGATGAGGGCGGTGTCGGATGTGAGGCCCATTGAGAACTTGGAAGCTTGGCCGATGCCGCCACCGAAGGGCGCAAACTCGGACAGGATGCCACGAGTGAAGATCACCGGATCGCCAGCGGTTGCGCCACCTTGCGGTGCGCAGTAAAGCCCGTACTGGTTGCCGAGGTTGGCTGCCGTTACTAACGAGTTGACGCCGGTGGCTGACATGTCCGAAATACCCGACAGGGTGTGCGTGTATGTCTCGAGGCCGGGCGCGAACTGTTGGTAGCCGCCGGAGGCGAACGTGGTCACGTCAACCTGGTTGACTTTGCCCATCATTGAGATTTGGCCCGAGAAGGGTGTGAGGTCGCCGCCGCCGGTGCTGCCGGAAAGGACGACTTGAGCGTTGGTGAGAACGTGAGCTGCCATGAGGACCGGCCTTTACGATTTGGACTTGTTGGCGAGGACGTGCACTTGAAGTTCTGCGACGAGATGGCCGGCCTCGTCGAAGCGTGGGGCCGACACCGATGAGGCCCAGCAGTTGGCGACAACGCCGCCCAAAGTCGGATCAATTTCGACTGCCTCGAGCACTGAGGCCGAGTTCGCCAAGCCGGGCGAGAGCAGGGCGTCCATCATCAGATAGGCGCTAGCGCCGTCGGCTGACACGGTGACGATCTCAAGCACAAGCTCAATGCCGGCCAGCGCACGATCGCCGAAGCTTTCGTGATACGTGACATAAGGGTTGGTGGCCTGCACAAGGATCGCTGGGAAGGTTCCAGCGCCGACGTCGTAGGCGTACACGTTGATGTTCTTGGCGACGTTGGCGCGAACCTGCGCCGCTAACGCTTCGCGGATTGCTTGAAGGTTGACGCTCATGCAACGCCAAACGCTTCAGCGCGTCGGAAAGGTGCGAGCGCGTTCAACGCTGACCAGTTGCGGCCAGCAGAGATAGCACCAAACTCGCCAAGCGTGTAGCCGAACTTGGTGTCGCGCATCTGGATCATGTCCTTGCCGATCTGCTTGATCGCTTCCACGACCGGAGCAGGGACAGCGGTCCAGCCCCACTTGGCGGTGATCGTGACCGTGGCACGCTGTTCGTAGCGAAGCCAGGTGTTGTACAGCAGCCGGATCTGTTGGTAGGGCACGGCTTGCTCAGCCATGTCGAGGCCATTGAGTGGCTCGAGCTGGTAGGCGGTTGAGGCAATGATCATGCCGTAGTTCGACACGATCAGTGAGGCGGTGTCGGTGAAGTCGTGGACACGCAGCACTCGGTCGTCTTGCTGGTACTGCATGGGCCCATACACGCGAGCGGTAGCGGTTGCTGCGGTCAGCGCAAACGAACGCCCGCAATATTCGCGCACGATGGTTTCGGCAGCGTTCTGAGCTTGCGTGATCATCGCCGAGCCGGTAGCGCCGATTTCGTCGCGGATGTAATCGGTGAAGTCTGCGGCAGGGATGATTGACAAGGCTCACCTCTTTCTTGGCTGGGCTATTGCTGCGCTAGATACAACTGCTCGTCGGCAATGAACGTCTTCACATGGCCGGTTTTGGCGGCAGTGTCGACCCAGATCGGGTAGCCGAGCGATTGAGCTTTGATGCAGAAGAACTGATCCTCTGACACTTCTTCGCTGTTGCGCACGCCGACTCTGAACCACGGCAGCGGGTGCTTGTCGTCAGCCCATCGGCTATCGGCAAGGACGCTGCGGTGGATCAGCAGGCAATGTGCGCCGGTGGCATTGACCTGCACCATTTGGTCCGGCGGGTAGTGATTGATGCACGACACGCCTTCGGCGTCCCATACGTACAACGTCGGGAACAACTCAAGCGGTGACGCACCGACAGAGTTGCGCAGATCGTTGCCGGCTTCGTCTTTGGCAACGCGCACACCGAACGCCAACGCGCCCACAATCGGGTGAGTCTTGGCGTCGGCCGACTTAAGCAAGCGCTCAAGAATGTCATCGCCAAAGGTTGCGTCAGTGTCGATCATCCACAGCCACTCAGGCTTGGATGGTGCGGCAAGGAATGAGCGCACAATGTTGCAGCGAGCAGTGGGCACATGAACACCGGAGGCTTCATGGCCGAACTCATGCACCACTCGATGCTTCGTGGCGGCGTCGCGAGCCAACACCATGCGGTAGCTGGCAGCGAACTGTGGGGTGAAGGTCGACTGGCCGTAGCAGAACCCGACAGCGACCTTGCCGTTGCCCTGGCTCACGCCTTGGCGCGCACGTTGCGAGACTCACCGGGTGCAGCCGAGGTGGCTTCAACACCGTAGGTGTTGTCTGCGGTGACCTCGACGAAGCATTCGGGCTTGTCGATTACGGCCGGATGGTCTGCACGAAAGACGATGCTTTCGTTGAACACCTGCAACGTGTCTGGATCTTTTGGGTTGACCCAAATGAATGGATTCGCGGCGCGATACAGCTTCATGTGATTGCTCCTTGAGAAGTGAGGTGGAAGTTGCCCGGTGGCCGCACTTCCAAACGGCCACCGGGCTGCATTGCATTACTTCTTAGAGACGCAGGTCTCGGAAGGCGTTGGCGTCTGCAACGTCTGCACCCATGCGCCAGTGGAACAGCCACGCACGAGTACCCGACGGGCGACCAGTTGACTGATCAAACACGTTCGGAATGAACTCGGTGGTGGCTCCCACGCGGTCGATGATGTAGTACTTGCTGAAGTCACCGAACAGCAGAACGTCCTGACCGGTGGTCAACGACGCCGACAGGTTCGACTGCTCGTAGAGCCCTTCACCGAGCAACGTGTCAGGTGCGCCCTGGGTGCCGTTGGCAAGGTAGGCGTAGTAGACGTTGCTGGTGCCGAACTGGCGAGCAGCGTTGATGACGCCGACGTTTGCGAGCCATGCAAGGTTGCGACCGCCGCGACGGTAACGAGCTGGCAAGGCAGTGTGGACCTTGAAGACGTCCGGTGCACCGAACACGCCGGCGGTCGTTGGCGACACGCGGCTTGTGGTGGTTGCGGCGACCCTTGTCATCACACCGTAAGGCTGGCTTGAGCCGGTGCCCAACGAAAGCAGTGAGCCTTCGAGGTTGGCCTTGGCGTCGCCGAACAACGCAACAGCGTCAGCGGCGAGGGCGTCGATGTCCTCGAACGCCTCGAAGCTTGCTGGCAGGTATGCGCCCATCTTGTAGGTGGGGATCTGCACCTGCGACATGGTTGGTGTGTTGTCGGTGAAGGCAGTGTTTTCACCAAGCACACCGGCGGTGATCTGGGCAGCGGTGGCGCTGTTCCAAGTCAACGTGGCGATCTGCTTGACGGTGGCGATGTCACGGATCGGGTTGTAGATACCGGCGCCGGTGATCACCAAGGTGGGGTCAAGGAACAGTGGCACCATGTAGCCACCGGACGAACCGGTGCCAGCGGTGAAGGCACGCTCGACGCTCATGCCGGTCTCAAGGAGAGCGGCTTGGCGGTCGTTGAGGTGCTTGCCGCTCATGTAGCCGAGCCATGCGTCGCGGTACTCGTCGCTGCTGTTCGTGATTGCCATGCGGGCAACCTTGCGACCGACTTCGCCGCCGCGCTCGATGAGCTGAGCGACGTCGTTGGCGTGTGCGTCGCTGGAGAACTTGCGAGCGGTGCGCTCGATGATCTCCAAGGCACGGCCACGAGCTTCGCTGTCGCCGAGACGGTTGACGTCACGGCCTTCGAGGCTGGCTGGGTCTTCGGACTTGCGGGTGTTGACAGTGAAGCTCATGGCTGCTGCTTTCGTGGCGCGCTCAATGCGGCCCTCGAGGTCGGCTTGGCGGGCTGCCAGCTCGTCGTCTTCCGAGGTGAAAGCGTCCCATTCGGCGCGCTGCTCGGCGGTTTCGGTTGTTGGGTCGTTCTCGCTGCGCTCAATGATCAAGTCTTTGAGTTCTGCGCGGCGAGCGATGACGATGTCGAGTGGGGTTGACATTCGTTCACACTCCTTTGAGTGGGTGTTTTGCGTACCGGGCTGCGACAAGTCGCTTGCGGTCCTGCACTGGGGTGGTGGTTGGTTCTGTCACACCGGCAGCGCCGCGCTCGACAGGGGTGGCAACGCTCTCGCGGTCAGCGACCGGCGGCAGCGAAGATCTGATCGCCTCAAAGTTGGAAGCGCCAATGCGCTCAACGAAGCGGGCAACGAAAGCAGTGTCGTTGAGCATTTCGTTGACGAACCAGTCGGTGCGTGAACGAAGCCCAGCGGTTGCGTCCCCGTAGGCAGGGAACACGACAGGGCCGAACTCATAGAGTTCGATTTGAGTGATGGTTCGCTCGGGCAGCATGTTCTTGTTGCGATCCGATGACCGTGTCGGGTAATCCCAATGCTCGCCGGTGACGCGCATACGAAACGATGCGCCAAGCTGGCCGGCACGTAACGCTGGCAGCAAGTCGTTGACGTAGGGCGTGTCAAACAGACTGACCTCGTAGTAGACGCCGGTCTTGTCTGAGCGCATCACGTTGGGCTCGCCGAGTGGCTTGTTGCCGATTGTTGGGTCAGCGCCATGATCAAACAGCACCCGAATCGACTTGGCGCGTTTGGCGAGCGTGTCGTTGAACGCTGAAGGCGCGATGCGCTCCAAGAACTGGCCCTCGTTGCGAGAGTTGATCTCTGTCCACGTATCAAAGACTGCGAAGTGCCCGGTCATCACTTGAGCGCCATCAGATGCTGAACGCAGCGACGCAGCGTCAGGTGAATCCCATGCGCGCACGATGTAGGAAGCGTTGGGCGACAACGTCGTTGGCTTGTCTGAACGTGCAGCGAGATCGGCGGGGATGATCCACAACTTGCACGCCCCACCGGGGTCGATGTCGCCCTTGACAACTTCGCAGGCGCGCATGCCGCAGTAGAAGGCGCAGTTGCCGCACACGATGCCGTCCGCTGCGAACGACGATTCTGCTTCGTAGCGAGCGCCGTTGGGGCCGCCGTCCTGCTCGAACATGCCGAACGTCTCGGCGATGCCTTCGATGGCTTCCTCTAACGCGCACTGACGAGCGTTCAGCGGATGCTCGGTAGAGAAGTTGTCGTCGTCGTCTTCCATTTGCGGATCAACTGTTGGGTCGTAGCCGCTGTTGGCAGGCGACGAATCGCCCATGCCGCCTTCGGATGTGGGGCCTTCGCCCATCATGGACATCATGCGCCCTCGCTCACGGTGTTGTTAGTGCCCGGCGATGTTGGTGGCGGTGGTGCCACTGGAGAGCCGGGGTATGGCGGAATGCCGGGGGTGTCGAACTCGTCACCTTCAAAGTGAGGGCGACCTTCTTCGTTGCGAACCTCGTTCACAGTCATCGTGCGCGAGTTGAGCGCCGTGGCATACGCGTTGTATCGGCCTTGAACGTCCATGCGCAGCACAGAGTTGCGATCTGCCTGGACTGTTTGCGGGCGAGGAAGAATGTCTGTCCACGCTTCCTCGAGGCGCACCAAGTAGCCGTCAAGGGTGTGCTTCAAGAAATGCAAGTCTGACTGCGAAGCGTTCGCATAAGTGACGCTTTGGCCTGACACTGCGGCATAGATCATTGCTGGAGGCACACGCCAGAACCGGCAGACCTGCTCAATACCGAACTGCATCAGTTCAATGAACTGGGTCTCGCCTGCCGGTGTTTGGATCTGTTCGTAACGAAGATCAGAACCAAGCACACCGATCTCGCGACTGCCGGCCATTGCTGCGGTTGCAGCTTTCTTGATCGCTGCGGCCTGCTCAGCGTTGAGCTGGGTGTTGGCATAGATCAGCGCTGAAGGGTGCGCACCATCGGCGAAATAGGAAAACGAGAAGTCTTCGACAGCGAGCGAGGTGCCGATTGTTTTGTTGGCGTAGCGGATCGGTGACACCGCAAAGGGTGAACCGGCCGGGATCATGCGCCCCGGCACATGCCAAATGTCGCCGTACGGGTAGAGCTTGTGGATCTCGCGCCCAATGCGCACAATCGGCACACCGTTTTCGACGCGTCGATCCGTGACTGTTGTCGGGTCCAGCACCGTCGCCTGTGAAGGATAGGCACCTGCGCCATAGCTGGTGATGCCAGCGAAGGCGTTGCCGTCGGTGACGATTGACCATGCCTGCTGATAACGCCAAGCCGAGCGACCCAGCAGCTCGTCAGGCTTGGCCAGAATCGAAGGCTGCGGGTCAAGGATTTGGGTGGACGCACCTTTGCCGCGAACGGCGTTCATCGGGGTACGCGAAACCGCATCGGCGAGAACGTCGATGCATGCAAACGACGCTGCGTTGCGTAACGCTTTGTCTAGCTCGGAGCCGCCGAAGTATGCGCCCTGTGAAAGTAGCCCAGGGATGCCGGCCAAGTTCCAGAATGCGTCGCGCCTTTCATCAGCCTGCGGTCGAGGACGAAGCTTGCCAAGGCCCATCAGTCGCGCTCAACGATCACGCCAGCAACAGCGACACAGATACCTGCCACAAACAAGCCCAGCACGACGCTGACAAAGAACGCAGACAGCGACACGGACGCAGCCCCGGCGGCTTGCATGGCGTTGGCGATTGTTTGCTTGTTCATCGCCACCACCTTTCTAGAACGCAAAGATTTTCGGAGCGGCCGGTTCGGCCGTGGGGAGTAATGCTCTGGCGACCGTGACGGCGACGAGTGGTGAAATAGGCACCGCCGATGAACGCCGGTCCCACGCCCAGGCATCGCCAAGGACACGTTCGGCGGCG